TATCGCTTTTTTGGCACCTAGGTGTATCGCAAACTTGGCACTAACTATACCTAATTAACTATACCTATAGAACTAGACCTAACGAAGGCAGGTAGGAGGGAGTTATTTTTTTTAAATAATGATGTAACCTTTTAATAAGAGGGATAGTCTAAATAATGTAAATATAAAACTATACAAGACAAAGTTTGCATAAAATCGAATATATGATAAAGTATGTAGACATTACAAAGGAGAATAATGACACAAAAATGGGAAAGTTGGACAAGTGATAGAACTCACTATATTCCAGTAAAAACCGAAGTTATTCCTTTTAAACCCAAAGTAGTAGAGGAACTTCCTCACAAAATGGATAGGAGGGGTAATAAAAATTACTATATAACGAAAGAGGCACTAGAACTTGCAAAAGAAAATAAAGGCAAGTGGATCCTTTCGTATCAACAAGATATAGAAAATGCACAAATGAGGCGTAAGCGTGCTGCAAGTATGAGATCCTCATTAACTTATATGAAATCTAAGTCAGATAAAATTGATGGCAAGGTTATCACTATGGGTAGCGTTGTAGAAATGTATATCAAATATGAGTGATTTAGAAAAAATAAATCCTGAAGATGATATGAACCTTTTGGATATAGCTTCTCATCAACCAAAGTATGTAGATGAGAAAACTAGATCTTTCAAAGGAATAACACAAGACGAGTGGTACGAAATTGTACAGTGGCTCCAGTTAAGAATGGATGACGCAAGTAAGTGGACTATGACAAAGATTGATGTTATGTATTCAGATTTAAAAGGATATACAAAAGGCGATGTGTTTTTCGCAGTTCAAAAGATTTATGAGCAAGGTAGAAGTAAAGCTCCTGATGGGGGTATGATACTTGCCAAACTTAAGGAACTTAATATTCCAAAAGTGAGACAACCTGAGGCTAGTAACTCTAGCCACCAATCAGGAACTAATGGATTATGCGATACACCTGGCTACAGTTGTTTATTTGTTGATTCAGCTTGGTTTTCAGACGATTATGGAAACTGGCATTTTCAATCAATGTGTACTGCTAATGGTACTAAAGGTGTTTGTGAAGCAAGAGTAAGTGCTACTCCTTCAGAACACGAGGTTAGAACAAAACCTGCAAGATCAACTAAGGGAGAGCTTTACGCAACTATGTGTAAAATGAAAACCCTTAATGATGATATGAAGAGACAAGTATGGAAGACTTATGAAAAGTACCCAGAGGGTAATTTGGAAGAAGTCATAAAGCAGTATGGAAAGAGAGAGTGGTATGGTTAAGTGGAATAAATTTAACGATGCAGAACAAAAGGCAGGACTAAAAGAGATTGAGAACTATGTTAATAGCGACATAGTGGTTAACAGCGATTTAATTGCTTATCACTTAAAGAATATTTACAATCAATCCTTTTTCCCTTTTGAAATTATAAGAAGAAGTGAAGGTTTAGATAATCCTGGATTCGAGGGAAAGATACATGGGTTTCTTGATCCTTATGAAAATGAGTTTGTTCACGATGACTTTATGGTAAGCATACCTACAACACTATTGTTTGGTAGCTTTACGAAACCAGAAAATATTCTATTAATGAATATTTTAAATCCAGAGTTTGATGAACACGAGGAAGACGAAAGCTATGAAGATATGAAGACAAGAGTATCTAAGTATGTCTATATGTTGAAAAACATTATTACTGATGTAGATTTTGTTATTGCTTCATTTCCTGTACATATACCAGAAGATGAAAGAATTGTAGATGGTGTTGAGTGTGCTTATGATGTTGGACTTCATAGTATTATTTTTACCCCACAAGGTTCTATAGGAAGAGCTGTAGTAAACAGGTCTACACAGGATATGTATGATGTTTTTGGCGAAAAAGGTAACCAATCTGGCGTAGTAGTTAGATATGAAGTACCAAAGGGTGGTAAAACTATTCCACATAAAAGCATTAGAAAAAAAGCTTTAAAAGAAGATAGTGCAGAAACTCTAATATTTTCTAATATGTTAGAAACATTTTATGAGTTGCCTTCTTTTAGTGATGAGTTTGCCTTAAATACTTTTGTAGATCAAATACAGAAGAACGATATAAAAGTTATGGCTACTCGTTCTATATTCTTAGAAGAGCTACAAGATAAAATTGTAAATCTTCCAACTGATGGCTTTGTCCTCATGGGAGAGACAATGAGTAAGAAAGAGTGGGAAGAGATTATTAAAGTTATTATGGCTAAAAATAATGTTCCTGACGAAGATGTTGATAGACTTATCAATATCCTTAACCTTATGGAGGAAGAAGAATGAGACCTTTAGAGGACTTTGCTCGTATAGAAAACGAGCTAAAAGAAATGTTCGTTAAAAAATTTTTTGACGAAGTGATTGGTATGACTGATCCACAAGTAAATTACTTAGAAAGAGAAAAAGAAGGTATGACAAAAACAGAAAGAGATTTACTGTTCATATCAGAAAACTCTGAGCTCTGGAATAAAATGTTATCAGAAGATATAGGTACTCCTGAATCTGATATATACAAAGCTTATGTAATTTTATTTGGAGTACCCAAGGGATTAAGCATTATTCCACCACAACCAGAATAAGTTGATAACTGACAGTAAGGAAGTGTAGACTTAAATAGTCGGCTTCCTTGCTGACAAGCCCTCCCATCAACGCCTATCTCTTCGGAGATAGGTGTATATACTATTATTATGGAAGATTTAAAATTTAGTAAATTGATTGAGGGTTCTTCTGAAAAGAAGAAAATTATTAAAATTCCGAAGCTACACGATAACCAACAGATCGTAGCTGATAGTGAAGCTAGATGGAAAATACTTTGTGCAGGGCGTAGATTTGGAAAAACTAGATTAGGCGTTCAACTTTGCATAGAGACAGCAATGAAAGGCAAAAGAGCCTGGTGGGTTGCTCCTACATTTTCTATCGCTAGAGTTGGTTGGAGAGATATTATGATGGCAGGGTTTGACCTTGCTGAAGCCATGGGCGTTGAAGTTAAAATGGGCGACATGGTTGTAAACTTTCCTAATGGAGGTTTCATTGCAGTAAAATCTGCAGACAATCCACAAAGACTTCGTGGAGAAGGTTTGGATTTTCTCGTAATGGACGAGGCTGCCTTTGTTAAAGAAGAAACTTGGACAGAGGTTCTTAGACCTACACTTACTGAAAGAAAAGGTTCTGCATTATTCATATCAACTCCACGAGGTATGAACAACTGGTTCTATAGATTATGGCAAGACGCAGATGAGAGAGAAGACTGGGCTAAATTTAGATTTTCTACAGTTGATAATCCTGCGATAGATCCAGAAGAATTAGAATCAGCAAAAAGAGAAATAGGTTCATTAACATTTGCTCAAGAGTATGAAGCTGAGTTTGTAAATGAAGGAACTCAGTTATTTAAACAAGATTGGTTTAGATATTATCAACCTGCAGTCAGAGGAGCAAAAATAGATGGCATATTATATGAATTTGACAATATGCCAAAGTACGCAACTGTTGACTTAGCAACTTCTACAAAACAAACTGCCGACTATACAGTCTTTACTGCATTTGCTCACGATACAAGTGAAAACAAATTATTTATTATTGATATGTTAAGAAAGCGTATGGAAGCTCCTGACATAATACCTGCAATGAAAAAGTTTTATAAAAAAAATAACTTGGATTGGATAGGGGTAGAAAGAGCAGGTTTTCAGTTGTCCATTGTTCAGTTTGCAAGAAGAGAAGGTCTCAATGTAAGAGAGCTTAAAGCAGACAAAGACAAACGAAGCAGAGCCATGCCTCTATCGGCTAAACTAGAAAGTGGACAAGTATTTTTCCCAGACGATCCTATGGTTGACTGGGTTCATGAAGCAGAAAGAGAGCTTCTTACTTTTCCATTGGGAGCACATGACGATATAGTTGATACGCTTGCTTATGGCGTATTAAACTTAAATAAGAGAAGAAGTTGGAAAGCGTATTAGATGGCTGAAAAAAGTTTTTATAGAAGAGCTATGGATTATCTTCAGGCTCCACCACAAAGAAATATAGAACAAAAAGGTAGTTTTTTAAATCAAACAAATTATTCACTAGATGGTCAAATCTATGGATACAACAGCACTTCAGGTTTTGTTCCTGATAAATTATTAAAAGAGATTGGCGATGGAACAGGTAACTCAGCTGTTATTGCTTGTTTAAATGTTTTATCTACTTCTT